TCGGCCTGGGCGGCCAGCTCGGCGGTGAAGCCGCGCTGTTCGCGGGCGATCTCGGCGATCGTGGCGATGCTCTGGTCGAGCGCCTCGCGCATGGCAGGCAGCTGCTCGGCCGATGCCGGGGCACCTTCGCCCGTCGCCATCCACTGCCATTCAGCGACGATCGTTTCGAATGTCGCGATCTGTGCTTCGGCCTCGGCTGCGCTCATGCGGCCCTTGGCGACCAGCTGGGGGAAGCGGGTGCGGCGGGTTTCCAGCATGCGCTGGGCCATCTGCCGGATTTCCGCATAGTCGAATGCGGCGGCGGGCGGCTCCGGGCTTTGGATGCCGTGCCAAACGCGGAATTCCTGTTCGGCCCAGGTCATATGATGCGCTCCGCCTTGTTGGCGGGTTGCTCGAAGATCCAAGCGACCAGGACACGGTTGTCTGGGTTGTTGACGTTCTTCGTGGCGAGCCAGCGGCGGGATTGACTGCCGCGCAGGACCTTTTTCAGGACATCCATGTTGGGCAGGCGCAGGCCGGCGTGATGGCAGCGGGCTTCGAACTGCGGGAGATTTATGGCAATCAGGCGGTCGCGGTCGCGATGCTGATTGATGCTTTTGCCTTCGGCGTGGGCGGTGACATCTTCACGGCTAAGGAGGAAGTCTACCTTCTCCCAGAATTCGGCGACAACCGGATGATCGCCACCGCAGCTTTGCTGGCGGTCCAACGCCATCTGGTCGATGAAGGCGAGCGCCTCATCGATCCATTCCCGCCGGCAATTGGGGAAGATCTTGAGCAGCCCTTCGACGGCTGCGGCAAGCTGGCTATGACACTTGATCGGCCGGGTATTGTGCAGGCCAGGGACACGGCGTGGCATGTCGTCGTCATGATGATCGAAGCGGTCGAAGAAATATGGCAGGAACTTCGCTTCGTTGCGGGCGACATGCACGATGGTGCCGGACGTGCGCTCGATCGGCCACCGTTCGAGGCGCACGGCGGCCAGTTTGGTGGCATCGTTCCACCGGCTCTTGTCGATTTTCATCGACATCAGGCGTTCGAGAACGGCCGGGATCGCGTCGATCCGCTCGTTCTGCATGAGGTAGATGGTGCCGAGAAACGGCGGCTCGTGCGTTTCGTAGCCGTCGGACTTTTGCCCTGTGCCGCGCGGATTGCGGCCGTTGTAGAGCACGAGCAGTTCGTTGTAGTCGTATTGCCGCTGTCCGGTGCGCTTCTCTTCGTCGCCCCGCTTCCCTTCGATCAGGCCGACGGGAAGATTGGACACCTTCATGAAGGTGCGCGCCAGAAACGCGACGGTGCCCTTGTTAGGGTCATTCCCTTCATGTTCGGGCCTGCCCAGCGTTCGCCAGAGGAATTCCACCATCGTGGATTTCCCGGCGCCGGGCTCGCCGGTGATTTCGAGGAAGCCGATCGACTTGTGCCGCTCGCGGATCTGCACCGCGAATAGCGACATCACGAAAAAGCCGAGGGCGATCAGGCCCTTTGGCCCGAACGCCGTCCACAAGTCCGGGAGCCAGTCAAAATCGATGTGGTCCGGGTCATAAGTGATGTCGAGCAGGCGATCGGGGCTCTTGAGCTTCACCGCATCGCGGCCGAGATCGAAATAGCGTTCCTCGTTGATCGGGATCACTCGGCCGTCGCGCACCGCAATGTCGCCCAAGACCCAGGCCCGATGAGGGCGCGAGTAACCGGTGAACTTGATCGGCTCTACCACCTTGAGATTTCTGGTCTGGTTGCGGATCAGGCGGTCGAACTGCTCGCTCGTGCCGCTCCAAGATCCCGCCCAGGTCATGAGGCGCTTTTTGAATTCGCCCGAGTTGGCCACCGCCGCAGCGGAAAAACGTCCCTTCTCCGGCTTGCGGCCGTAGGGAAAATCCATCTGAATGAAGAAGGTCGCCTCGCTGGGAACCTCGTCATATTCGCGGTAGAGCAGGCGGAACGCGCAGTTGGCGATTTCCTCGACAACGATGCTGCGCTTTTCGGTCTCGTCGTCGATGCTGACCTTGCAGGACCACATGCGGTTCTGGTGACGAAATTCGAAAGATTTGATCGCCAGCTTGTGGTCCGCGATCAGGCGGGCCTTGTCGCGGGCGGTCTCGGCGATCGTGATCGCGCCGTTGTAGCGATACTGGTCGAACGCCCAGTCGGAGAGTGGGGCCTTTTCCTTGTCGCCGGCCCAGTCCAAGTGTTCCTTGAGAAGGTCGTTCCAGTCCTTCTTGGTGCCCTCGCCATCGGGGCGCACCTGCATGGCGCTGGCGTCCCAGCCTTCGGCCGTGGCGCGCTTCACATATTTGATGGTGTATTCGACGCCGGCGCGGCCAACGTCGAAGGCGAAGACGAGGCGGGGGCGCGTGGTGCGCTTGATGCGCTCCAGCTCCACGCGCAGATCGGCCAGGAAGTGTTCGGGCCAGTTGTTGGTGGACATGGCCGAAACCGCCACCTTGTGCACCTGGCACAGGGCGGTGGCGTCGAAGATGCCTTCGGTGATCAGGATCTCTTCCGCCTTGGCGATCTCTTCCATCGAGAGGCGCGGCGGGATCCAGCAATGGCCCTTGTAGGTGCCGCCCTTGCGGAAATGGGCCTTCTTCTCGAACCGGCCCGGCCGGTCGATCAGGCGCTCCCAATAGGTGTCGCCCACGGCGAAACGGACGGTGGCCGAGGTATGGCCCGTCTTGTGGTCGCGGTAGAGTTCCTGGGTATAGCTGCCGCGCAGGAGGCGCAGATCGAGGCACCGCTCGTGCTGCAGATAGGCATCGGCGGTGGCGGTGGGGTTTTCCTCTGTTTCGGGGAAGCGCTTGGACCAATCCTCGAACAGATCGGGCAGGGCATCGCGCACGGTGATTTCCCACCCGCAGCGGTCCTGCCGGCCGCAGCGCACGATCTTCGGATCCTTGGCAGCGGCAAAGGCTTCGCGCTTGCCGCAGGCGGGGCAGGTGCCCTCCTGCAACCAGGCGCCCTTGGTCTTGCGGAACTGGTATTGGGCCTGCAGGCCCTTCAAGATTTCGGCTTCGAGGTTCACGCGGCGCGGCCCTCGATCAGCTGGCAGGTGCGCAGCACGAGGTCACGGCCAGCGGGAGTGAGGGCAAATCTGGCGCTGCTTTGGCGCATTGGCTCATGGGTCAGCTTTTGCAGCGCGCGCTTCCAGGCGGCATCGGTGTATGTCACCAGCCCCTCGCCCTCGCCGAAGGGTGCGCCCTCGATGTCGACATAGGCGGCAGGCGCCCAAAACTGCAGTTCGGCAAAGCCGGCGACCGATGCGAGAAAAGCCCGCTCGGCCGCATTGAGGGCTGGGGCGGTGAGGCGCAGGGCGTGGTCAAAGGAAATCCTGCCCGGTGTGGGCAGGGCGGGTTGGCTGGTGGCGCGGTGTGCGCTGGGCATAGGTCCCCCTCCGGCGGAATCGCCGTTGAAAAATTCTCGGTCGTGTGGGTGGCTGGCGGGCGAGCGCCCGGCCGGATCAGCCGGTGAACATGCTCATCTGGCTGTCATCTTCGCCCTTTTCCGGCGGCATGACATGGGGCACCTGGTCGCGCGGGCAGACCTTCAAATCGAGGTCCGGGCGATCGATCAGGCCAGGGTTGAAGCTGTGCACGAAGGTCAGCTCGTTGAGCCAGGTGTGGCCGCAGCCGGTGTTGGTGCAGTGGCAGTGCAGGTGTTTCACCGTGGCGGTGATCCGCTCGCTGCGGCGAACGAAGCCGGGCGCCTCGCACTTGGGGCAGAGCACGAAGGCGCGGTTCGCCTGGGTGCCGCCCGATCGCATGCGGAATTCCAGCGGCGCATGGATCAGGGGCCGCGATTGCAGATGGCCTTCGCCGCTCATTGGTGGGTCCCTCCCGTGTTTTCGGCGCGTTCGATGGTGGCAAGGCCCTCGGTCAGGGTCTCGATTGCTTCCTGCACTTCTTTCTTGGCCTCGCGGCGCGCCGCAGGGCTGTCAGGCTGGCTACCCGCCTTGATCAGGGCGGCGACCGCCTCCCCGGCTTCCTTCGCGGCGCCCATGGCGATTTCTGACAAGGATTGCCCCAGACCATCCTGCGCGGCGATATCAAGGCGCAAGGCCATGAGGCGGTGGAACGGCGCATAACCGCCGCCGCGTTCGATAAAGGCGCGATCGAGGCGCTCGGCATCGATCATGCGGATCTCGGTTTCGCAATCGTGGTCTGACCACAGGCGCACGGCCCGGCCGGAAACACCGCAGATCGCGCCGCAGGTGTCCCAACCGATCACGGCGGCAACCTCGGTTAGCGTGGCCTCATAGGTGAGGGGTTCGCGCCGTTTGGTCACCGCTTGATCCCTTCATAGGCAAAAATCAGGCGGTCACCGCGGATCTCAATGGCATCGGCCGGGATGGCGGTTCGCTTGCAGAAGTCGAAGTTCCCGACGGAGACGTTGCTGGGAAGATGAACTTTGTAGCCCAGCGGGTGGCGCTGCACCCGGTAGTCCCAATCCCTGCCCGATACGAATTGGAGGGCACATTTCCCAGCATCGGGCCCGACGCCGATGAACATAATCGCACGATCGATGTTGCCGCCGATTCCCAGCTCGCGGCCAAGGAGTTCGCCGACATAGATCGTGAGACATGGCGACGGCGGGCTGTCCTTCCATTGCAGGACGATGCCATCCGGTGCGACCTGGACAGGCTTGGGCTGGTCTGCGGGAGTGCGACGGATGCGGCGGAAACTCATGCGCGAGCGCCCTTCGTTTCGCCGAAGTTATTGAAAGAGACGCGATTGCTTCGGCCGCCTAGGCGGTTCGGCAAGATATCGGTGCACTGATCGATGCCGATCCAACGAGGTGAGGAGGGTTGAAGGGCCACCGGGTAAATATCGGGGCGCAGAGCATGACGAGAAACACCATAGAGGTCTTCGGCCAGCAGCACATATTCGGCGGGCAGTTGCTTCGATTGATGGATGATCCGCCACATCGTCGATTGTGGGATGCCGAGATCGCGCCCGAGTTGGCTGACAGATCCAGCCTGATCGCGGCAGGCGAGCAGTGCTTCATAGCGTGTCATGGTGGTATCCATGAGTGGATAGATACCCATATATGGGTAGATGGGCAACCCGGAAAAGCATGGGGCGCAACTATTCATTTTTGGGTAGCTTCGTGACCGTGGCAATCCTGAGACCAGAGCGAGTTACGGAACGGCGCATTGCGGCCGGCATGAGCCAATCTGAATTGGCGCGCCGGGTTGGCATCGGTCAGTCCTCGGCTAACCGGCTAGAGGCCGGGATTACTCGAAATCCTAGGCATATCATTCAGTTGGCTAAGGTGCTCGGCACGACACCGGAATATTTAACCGGAGAAAGTGACGATCCAACGAGTAGCGGCGAAACTCGTTCTGTCCCGGCAGTCCAAGCCATTCCGGAGGAAGTGCCTTCTGATCCCGATCATGTTGAAATCGACATGATCGACTTCGCCTATGGGATGGGTGGTACGTTCACAGATACCGACCACATCGATGTTGAGAAGGTAGGCTTTTCCCGCCGATGGCTGCGCCAGTTCACGCACTCCGCGCCCAACCAGCTTTTCACCACCAAGGGCATCGGCGATTCGATGGCGCCGACCATCTCCGATCATGACATCGTCGTGGTCGACAAGTCGGACCGGGTGCCCGAGTTCGCCGACAAGGTCTGGGCGATCGTCTATGGTGGCATGGCGATGATCAAGCGCCTGCGGCAGTTGCCCGACGGATCGATGTTGATCAGCTCGGACAACCAGCTGGTGCGCGATGCGCGGGCCACCGATGGCGAGCTTCACGTTGTCGGCCGCGTGGTGGCCGTCGTTCGGAAGCTATGACCTGGGCGGCCGAGACCAAGCTTCCGGCTATGTCGCTCGCGGTGGTGGGCGCGGACCATGCCAATCGCGATGGGTCAGATCGCCGGTTCGAGATCTTGTTGTGCAAGCCCGGCGAGGCTGTGGAACTCCGACCGGAGCCGCGCAACCGGCATGATAGCCGAGCGGTGGCGGTGTTCTCTGCTCGCGGGGTACAGATCGGGTATCTCACGGCCGAGCGGTGCGGCCGGATCGGCGGCCTGATGGGTGCCGGCATGGAAATCCAGGCGGTGTTCCAGAAGCAAACCCAGTTCGGTGCCTGGATCAGGGTGGCATTCAACGGCGAAATGCCGACCGTCACGGTTGAAGAGGTCGAGGGCAATGTGGTGCGTGAGCGGCGTCCTGCGTTCGACCATGATTCAGGTTTTTTCCCGGATCCAATCTGGGATGATCATCAGGGCTGATGTGAATGTGACCGGCCGAGAGGCGGCGATTGCACGCAGGGTGTGAGGTTGGCGATGCGCAATGATTACGCGATACTCGAGTTCTCCAATGATGATGCGGGTGAAGTTTGCATATCGGCAGAGCATTTATATCTGCTGATTAGCCACTTAGTGGGTGCACTGGAGCTGGTTTCTAATCATGCTACGATGCCCGATCTTATCTCCGACGGAGAAGCATTCTCAATCGACATCAAAATTGCTGGTATTGAGCGCGGTAGCGTAAAAATTCTATTGAGAACCTTCGTTCATGCTTTGGGGCAACACAAAGACGACATCGACGCGGGCGAAAAACTCCTAAATATCGGTGGACGCGCTTGGCATACAGTTATTTGGGCACTCGGTACTTTGGGCTTAATTCATGTCGCCAATACCGACCTAAGCCCAAAAAACGAGATAATCCTTGAGGCTCCTTCTGAAGTGATAAAAAATCGAGATCTAATATCTAATCTTGAGGGGTTTGTTGCGCAGGCCAAGGGCGCCGGAGCGCAAAAGGTATCAATATACATCCACGACGACAAACAGTATTATATCAACCCATCTAGGGAAAGCCCGTACTTCATTGGAATAAATAGAAATCCACTTTCCGACGAGCATCGTGGACGGATGATGGGAAGCCTAATTCTCGATGGAACCCGTTTAAAGGTAATTTTGAATGGGGAGGAGAAGATTCTACTCATGGGAAACATCTACGTTGAAAGAAAGTCAACAGGAGGTGCGGGTGAGCCTTTTTTCAGAGTTGAAGCCGAGCGATCCTATCCGGTATTGGTCGATTGGAAATCGAGCCAAGCTCCAAGCGTAGCTCAAGGATCGTCGGTCGCCGTTGAAGGTGATTTGCTGGACCTAGAAAATGTAAGCATCAAAGGTCTCGAAAAAATAGATGTTAAGCATCAGGGTATTTCAGGAATCTTTATTGCTCGAAAAGTATATTTAGGAAGCTGAGAGCTTAAGGTGATGCGTGAAATATGAGCCGATCGATATACCGCTAACTCGAACTATTGGGTATTGTATCTTCTGTGGGGGGGTGGCGGCAACGGACGATCACATCATTCCGCTCGCCTTAGGTGGCCGTCACATTCTGCGTAAAAGCAGCTGCGAGCCCTGCAGGGATAAGTTTAACACGAGCGTCGATCAGCCGGTCCTGAGGGGAGTTCTGCATTCCGCCAGACTTGCCTATGGCGTTCCGCGAAGCAAAAAACGCAAGCCCCAAGAAACGTTCCGGATCATGCTTTTGCCCGAGGAGGGCGGCGTCGCCGAGGTGCTAAGTTTACCATTTGCGAATTTGCCAAAGTACTTAATGATCCCGATCTTTGAAGGGCCCGCGATCCTTAAAGGCGAAATTTTGGTCGAAGAGGGGATTTACAAGATAGACAGAACCTTTGTGCACAACAAAGATGGAAATTTCGCTGTGCAGGGAAGGGAGGGCGGGTCCTTACTCTGGAAAATAGATGATTATGTATTGTTGATGCGCATGTTGGCGAAGGCCGCTCATAGCTTGGCCTATTTGCATTTTGATTCCGGGAGCTTCATTCCGCTAATGGGTGATCTTCTTGAAGGTTTGCAGCATCCCTCATATCTCTGTGGATGTCTCGATATATTTCATAATCGAAATAATACTAACAAATATTATGACGTTAGATTGGGGTATTTGGGAAATTACTTGGTCGCGTCTTTGCAAATATTCTCTAATATCGAAATGCCCTATATTGATTTTATAGTTGGAATGCGAAGGGGTTTCGCTGTGTTTCGATAAACTTAAACCACTCTCACAGCACATATAATCACGCATTTGATCGGAAACGGGTGCATGCCCGATGGAACTGGCCTCGCAACATGGCAAAGGCTAAGACACAATACCTATATGCCAACGCTTTCCACCCTCCTCGCCATGACTGCGCTCACCGCCTGCCCCAATCCGATTGTGCACGATGGTGACACCATTCGCTGCGGAATCGAGCGGGTGCGCCTAGTCAACATCGATGCGCCGGAGCTGGCGGGCAGCGAGCGCTGCACCGCAGCCTCGCGCCGACGCCTTGCCAACAGCCGTAATCCTGCCTGGTGTGATAGCGCGCTGGGCGAACGATCGCGCGATGCGCTTGCGGCGCTGGTTGCGCGCGGCGCCACCTCGATCGCGCCGGCCGGCCGGGACCGCTATGGCCGGCTACTGGCGCGCGTTGTCGTCAATGGGCAGGATGCGGGTGCATATTTGATTGGGCAAGGATTGGCGCGACATTGGCAATGAAGCGATTAGAAGACTTCACGAAATGCCAGCAGAGGGGTGATGCCGTAAGCGAGCGGGGGGCGTCCGAAGATTTCTCTCATTGGTTCGATCAACGCCAGCGCGACTGGACCGAGTGCGCTACCGCTGCCTGCGCTTATAGCCATCTCGATCGGAGTCATTAAAGAAAATTGGTCCGATGGCGCGGCATCAAGAATGCCAAGCACTTGCCATTCGCCGGCCATTTTCTGCCCGTGTTTAAGCATGACGTCGCTGATAGGCGAGACCATGCATCCTTCGGATACGGGGGCCCACAAAGCGTTAAATCCATCGTTAGTGATCAAAGTCATGCGGCCGCCGTGTGGCATTAGTGGAAGGAACTCCATGACCGCCGCGAGCTCCATCGGAATTTCAGGCTTGCTTTGATTGGCCCGGGATCGACCTTGGTTCTTTCGTCGTTCATGGCGATTGCCACCGGCAGTATTTAGGCCCTCGTTTTCGGCTGGTGGCATCATACCTTTGGAAATGAGCTCTTGAAAAATGGGTATTTTCCACATCGTCTGGAAAAGGTTCAGAT